CGTCTCGATTCGCAGCGAATACGTCGAGCATCTCAGATCAGCCAGGTCACCACGGGCGCGAAGCCGTCCGCGTTCTCGAAGTTGCAGGACAGCGTGGCCTCTCCGGCCTTGTCGCTGTTGAATGCAAAGTTGTTCATGACGACCTTCGACACAATCTTGGCCTCGTTGGTGGTCGACGCGGTCGAGCCACCGAGCTTCAACGTCAGCTCCACGACCTCGCTGGTGTTGTAGGTCCGCTGCTCGCTCTGGAAGAAGTTGGTGGTGACGGGCGTGGCGGTGTTGTCGAGGCCGAGGACCGCGTTGAGCGAGCCCGTGACATCAAGCATACCGAGCCGCTTGCGGCGGCCCGTGTCTCCGAATGCCGTCAGGTCGACCGAGTTGCGGGTGAGAGTCGCCGCGTACGACCGCACGCGGAAGATGGTCTGCGTGGTCGTGCCGGCCTTGAAGGTCGCGTCGCCGTCGTTTCCGATGAGGTAGTGGGTGACTGCCATGACTTTCCTTTCACGCCGTGCGGAACGCGACGGCCCTGTAGTTGTCGGTCATCGTCCAAGCATCATCCTCGTATGAGGGCGTGCCGACCGCCGTGCGAATGAAGACGACGCGATCGAAGCCCGTCGCCGCAAGCTGCGTGTCTAGCGCGGTCTTCAGTTGGCTGGACAGCGTGTGCATCGTCGTGCCGTCCGATGCCTTCTGGAAGAACTGGAACTGGACCTGCAGGTCGAACCGTTCGATGCCGCCGAACAGTTGCGCCGTGTTTGCCGAGGCAACGCGGTAGACCAGCAGCGGAAGCGCCACGTTTGCCGCCAGCTGGTCGAGCCCGATGCGGCCGCCGAGCGTCGTGTTGATCGTGGAAGCCGCCAGGCGGGTCGCCAGCGCGTCCAGAATCGCTTTCTGGCTCACTTGCCACCTCCTGCCGGCGACTGCGGGCCGAACCAACGGCGGAACGCCACGCCGAAGATGCGGCCGACCTGCTTGCGGAATACGTCGACGGTCGGGCGCAAGTACGGGCGCGCGCGCATCCGACGCGTGCCATACTCGAGCATCGGCGCGTACGTCACGCGGCTGCCGTAGTTCAGGATCGTCTTCGTCTCGGTCTGGTCGACGCGGGCATAGCCGTACTTCCATTGCCCGAGCTGGTCGGAGATGAAAGACGCGCGCAGGCGGTTCGTGTTGACCGCCGGCGGGAAGCCGGCCGCGCTGGCTCGGTGGAATCCGGCCGCGCGCAGGTTGCGCGCGCCGCGCCCTCGTCCGCGGGACACGCGGTAGATGCGACCCGTGCCTGGCTGCGAGAGCTTCGTGCGGACCAGACGGCCTAGCGCGATGAACGAGACGTTCATGGCCTCCAGGTTCGCAGAGTCGAACGTGGCCTTGATCGCCTTCGGGTCGATGTTGACCTTCGCTTTTGCCATCAAAGCGCCACCGTTGGCTCGACCTCGACGACATCGACGGCCGTCATGTTGAGATGGAGCGCCGCAAGGGTCCGTCCCATCTCGCCTGGATTGACCGCGCCCGTGACGCGCCATGCCGTCACGCTGCCCGATGTCCCGCTGTAGATTTCGTCCTCGATTCGGATATCGAGCGCGCCGTCAAAGTAGGCGGTTCCAGTTGTTCGGCTCGACGCGCGCCCCTCAAACACATCCTGCGTCTGTCCTGTCGGCTGCACGAAGCCGCGCGCGGTGATCGCCGCTGACGAGAAGGTTCGGACGACCGTCCCGTCAGATGCCGTCGTCAGCGTCGGCCTGTAGACGTACAGGTCGATCCCGAAGCGCCCGACGAGGCTCGAGATGCTCAACGGAGCCTCCGATAGCCGTCGAGCAGCGCGCGCGCCTCTCCGTCGATCTCAGCTGCCGCGCGCAGGCTGTACGAGTAGCCGCCGAGCGATTCGCTCTGCACTCCGAAATCGCGCTTGCGGCCGTGGTAGATCCGCTGCGCGATCATCATCACCGCCTGCTGAACGTCCAGCGGGACTTCCTCGTAGCCGGCCGTGTAGTCAATCAGCATCGACCGCGGCAGGTTGAGGCCGCGCCCGTGAATGATGCCTGCATCGAGGTCCGCGATGTAGTCGGTGAACGAATCGGTGGGAGCCTCGAGATACGCCGTCGAGTTCTTGAGATCGCGCCCGACGAGCTTGCGGATGTACTCGGTAGGAACGTTCAAGAGCGTTGCCGCGAGGAATCCCGTGTGCGAGTTGATCGACGCGGCCAGCTCGGTCGTGACGTCGTTGTTCGTCAGGGAAATCGTCGTTGGTGTCGCCGCGCCGTTGCTTGCGATGCGGTAGAGGTGGAGGTGCTGGCCGTTCATCGCCACCGACACGAACGCGTCCGAAGCCACCGTCGAGTTGATCGACAGCACGGAGTCCCATCCGACCCCGACGAACCGTACGACGGAAACCGGCGACTGACGCAGAGCAAGCCGCGCCTGTCCCGTCGTGTCGCGGATCTCGATGTAGTCCTGCTGCACGAACTTGCGGCCGCAGTAGGTCTGCGCGGCGATCGACGCGCGGTCGATCGTCTGCTGCAGGATGACATCGTCGGCCGCGGTCGTGATGCCCGCGTAGACCTTGAAGTCTGAGAGCGAAACTAGGGTGTCTGCGCTGATCGCCACTAGGACTCCTTGCGTCGTTTCATCGGCTTGGGCGCGTTCTCAGGCGATTCCGCGAAGAGCGGAGCCGCCGGCGCGACCCGCTTCAGGTAGCCGCGGCGGATCAGATCCTCGATGTTCGGCGCGTCCAGATGGACCGCCGTCCCTGGCCGAAGCTCCCGCCGCCCGTGGCGCGGGTCGGCCACGGCGAACGGCTTCAGCACGATCAAAAGGTCATCGTGCATTTCGGCCTCCCCTCGTCGATGTAGGCGGGGTGATACTGATGCATCGCCTCAAATGACTCGTCAGGCCATGAGACGACGAGCTGGAGGTGTCCGATCCTGACGCGCGGCGTGAGGCAGACGCGCCGGCCAGCCTCGCGCAGACGGTTCCAGAAGAAAATGTCGTCGTCCGTGCGGCCCTTGCCCCAGCTGCCGTCCGCGTCGGGCTGACCCCAGAACAGCGGCCGCTTGATTCCCTCGAGCGCGCTGCATCGGATGAGCGTCAGCCCGAAATGACCGCTGTAGATGTCGATGGCCTCGCAAAGCAGCCGCTCCTCGGACAGCGCGTCGAGCAGCTTGCCGTCCGCGCCCATGATGCAGAAGAGGCTATTCGGCTTGTCGCGCTGGATCTGCAACGGGCAGAGTACGTCGATGTCGGGATTCGACTCCATGATCTGCCAGAGACGCACGATGTCGTTCGCGTCGAAAATGCTGTCGTAGTCGACGGTCAGCGCGTACTTGTGGCCGTCGCGCGCGGTCTGCTCTAGCATCCGCTCAAGGCATTGTCCCCAGAACACGCCCGTGGACCGAACCGCGTCGATGCCCAGCTTGCTGCAGGATTCGTGCAGGCAGCCCATCGTCGTCGTCCATGCAACGCGCGGCAGCGACATGATGGCGAGAATGTCGTCGAGCGGCTTCGGCGGCTGCATACGCCAGTATTTGCGCGCGACGATCGAGATCGTGCCGTCCTTCTCCCAAGACGTTCCCGACGCGGGACCGGCGGCGCAGAAGCCAGCCGCGTCAAGCAGACGCAGCAGCTTCGCACGGTTCCAGATCGACTTGAAGCGGCCTCCGTCGACGCAGGCTTTCTCAGCTCCAGGCGATCCCGCGCGGTAGAGTTCGACGGCGCGGTCAAAGTCCGGCACGGTGATGATGACTTCGCCGCCGTCGTCCGTCTCCGATGCGAGCTTGCGGAGGAACTCGACGGCCTCCTCGGTAGTCATCTCGGCCACCGTCATGCCGAGGTCGCGGCGCTCTGGCAATCCACTCTCGTAGTTCATGGCTGTCTCCTGCGCGAATGGTAGCCAAAGAGAACAGGGCCGCACACAAGGTGCGGCCCCGTTCCACGCGAATGGGTCGTTCGATCAGAGGTAGGCGACGTTGATTGCGCCTGCCTCTGCTGCCGTCGACGGCTGGTCGGTCGCGTCCGAGAGGACCGCGGTGACGTTGATCCCGCCGCTGGCCGCGAGGCCGACGGTCGGCTTCAGATACCGCTTGCGGCCGCGGAGGTCGACGTTCCAGGCCACCTTGGCGACCGAGACGGCCGCGGAGGTCGTGACCTGCGAGAGTCCCGTGGTCACGGTCGTGAAGGTGGAGTTGTCGTCCGACTCCTCGAGGATGGTGTTGGATGCGGTCGTGTGCAGACCGTTGGTGACGGTCGCGCTTGCGACGATCTGGGCGTAGGAGAAACCACGCGTGTCGATCGAGGCGGTCAGCGTGGTGACCGCTGCGCCGTTGGCGACGATGAACTTGCTGATGGGCTTCATGGGTGAGGTTCCTTCCTGTCTCAGAGGGTCATCTTAATCATCGCGCCGGCGGCAGACGAGCTGCCGCAGTTGGCGCAGACGATGTCGAAGCGCTGGGTTCCGCGAATGACGCGCTCGTCCTGCTCGAACGCGTTCAGCGCCGAGTCGGAGAAAGCGATGGAGGTGGAGCGACGGTCGCCCAGGTACACGGCCTGCGTCATGTCACCGACGTAGGCGAAGGTCGCGCCCGCGCCGCTCGGGGCCGCGGTGAGAACCTGGGTGAACTCGACGGGGTAGCCGAGGAAAGTCGGTCCAGCGATGCCGCGTGCGATCTCCGTGGCCGATGCGCCGGTCGCGTTGCTGCCCGTCTGGAACATCAGGCGCTCGAAGACGCTGTGGTAGACGGACTTGTTGCAGAAGAACTTGATGTTGTTCCGCTGCGCCGCCCATCCAGGCAGCTTCGCAAGCGCGGCCGCGATTTCGGCGGTCGTCACGCCGCTGGTAGCGGTCGCGCCGCCGTCGCTGACCTGGTAGGTCGCGTCCGAAAGCGTGGTCGAGAGGCCGACGATGCCGCCGTAGCCCGACGTTCCGTCGCCGTTGAAGCCCGCGTCGTCCTCCTTGAAGGCGAACGCGTAGGCGATTTCGCCGGCGATGTCGTCACCGATGTTGACGAGCGCGTCCTCGAGCAGTTCGCTCGTAACGGTCGTCAGGGCCATCAGCTTCTTGGCGACGAGGTTGACCTGGTCGATGGTCTGGGTCGACTCCGTGCCGGCCGCAGCCTCTCCGACGAAGTAGGCGGTGAGGCCAGCTGCGCGCTTCGGGATGCGGAGGGTGTCGCTGGCCATCGGCCAGACGCGGGCGTTGCGGCGCACCACGCCGTACTGCTCGCGGAGGGTCACCAGCTCGTTCTCGAACTCGTCGGGAACGAGGTAGCCGCCCTGCGAGTTCACGCCCTCGGTGTGAGCCTTGCGGATGACGAGCCCCTGCGAGGCGCAGAAGTCCGCGCTCTTCTTGTGGCCCATCGCGCCGAGGAACCACGCACCCATGCGGTAGGCGGTTTCCTTGGACTTGAGGTGCTTGAGGCGGCCGTACTGGCGCGCGCCCTCCCACTGCTTCGGCTCGGCGGTGACGGCGAACTTCGCGCCGCTCGGGTTCGCGCTGGCGAGAGCCGAGCGCACGCTCTTCTGAATCTGGTCCTCGGTCATTTCGGGCTCCTTGGCCGCGTCGTTTTCCATCTCGGGCTCTCCGGCGGCCGGCGCGATCGTGATGTCGATCGCCTCGGGGTCGACCGCCAGACCGTTCTCGTCCACGATCATGAAGCGATCGAGGATGAGTTTCTTCTGCGCGATCACACCGGCCTCGCCCTTGAGGGCGGCAGCCTTGGTGAGATGCTCGCGCAGCTCGCTGGTGTTCATGGTCTTCATTTCGGACTCCGTTTCGTTCTATGGTCAGCCGCGAGGCGCGCTTTCAGCCGTTGCGTAGGCGCGCCGAGGACTCACGACCACAGCCGTCCCCGCGCTCGAGCGATTTCGCGCGCGATAATGGCTTCTGCGTCAATCGGCTTGGCGGCCGCGGCGGATGAGTCCGCGCGCTTGACCGCGATCGGGACGACGATCGACACGCGGCGCGGCGGCTCGATGCCGAAGAAGCGCTTTGCCGCGACGGGGCTGACGATGCCCTTCTTTACCGCGGTGATGAGCGCTTCGGGATTCGCCTGCAGCGGCGCGAGGCTGATCTCGAGCAACTTCCAACGGCTGTAGACCGTGTGGACCCCGTCGCCGTACTTCTTGCGGTCGACCTCGCTGGCGCGGCGCGTGCCGCCTGGCTCCGAGGTGTAGCCGACCGAAACGCCCTTCACGATGCCCTGCCCGACGAGCGCCGCGGCGACCTCGGGGAAGAACTCGCCAGAGTAGCCGTCAGGTCGCTTGGCGAAGATGAACTCGGCCACGATGTCCTTCTCGCGGCGCTTGATCGAGGTCGCGCGCCCGACCGGCTTCTCGTAGTCGTGGTTCCAGAAGAGGACAGGGTTTGTCTCGAACGTCGCGGAGTTCATGCCTCCAGGGATGAGGACTTCGCCGTCGCGGTCGATCGTCTCGGCCGTGATGATGGCCGTGAAGCCCTTTGCCGTCGAGCTGATGTCCGCGGCGAGCGCCTTGGTCTTCGTGGTCATTCCGTTGGCTCCGTGTACGGACCCGTCATCTTCGCCGCGTCCGCTTCCATGTCCTTGATGATCTGCTCGTAGTCGTCGACGAGGACCGGCTGCATCGAGCAGCGGCAGTTCGGGTGC